CAGAGGTTTAAAACGATTACTAACCCTCACCGCGAGGGGGTCTGGTTTCTCTCCGTGTGCGACCAACGAACGGAGATCTCTTAGATAGTACCTCTGGTGGTAAGAGCTCCCACCAGGTTTAACCTTGATTAATCACATATATATAAACTTATCCCATAAAACGATTGACAGCTGTGCCTAGGCCTGGGTAGTATGTGTTTACTAGTGAGGCGGCTGCAGAGCGAAAAGTAGCGGAAGTAGCAGCATCAGCCATAATGCGAATCCAATTAACTGGATCACAATGGTTAACGGCTGAATCATTACCTATTGTCTTAGCACCAGTTAAAGTTACAGCTGGTGATCCTTCAAAATGGTAAATTACTTCCACTTCAATAGTGTTGCTAGTTGCGGTCATTCCCGTACCACAAACAACAACAGCTTCATGACCGGCAACTCTAAGGTAGCTAGGATCTCCTGCTGTAACAGACACCAAAGATGTCTGCTGAGTCAGGCCATAACCTAGAGAGTCCTTAGCTTGCTTAAAGATAAAAGCTTCTGGAGATGTCAGTTTAGGTATTACTTCTATAGGTCTTTCAGACAAATTAACAGTTGAAGTCTCTATGGAATTAACCATTTGAGGAATTGAACTGATGTCAACCAAATTAGAACTAGAAGGAATACTTAAATCTTCCAAATAATAGCCTACTGTAGCAGAAGAATTGGTCGAGTTAGAAGTTTGACCTCCAACCGACGTTGTTCTATCATTAACATATGTGCTTACTGGCACAGTAGCTATCAAAACTTTACCACTATTGTTGGTCATTGAAGCCAAACCAAAGACCTTAACACCATAACCCACTATACGATAGTTTGTCAGCTGGGCAGACAAAACGGTATAGCTAGTATAATCTGCACCAGTAGTAACGTCAGAACCAGATAGAGTAGACCACGTGGACCCATTAACTATGTTACCTCTTGGTGAGATAACATGGTTGTATAAATTAGGTAACACAATAAGGTCAAACTCGCCCTGTGAATTGGTGCGCATGGTGTAAGTTCGAGTAATGTGCCTACTAATTGTAGGACACATAAACTGATCAGGAACTCGGGCGCCCATTGCCATTGCTGAGAATGGGCTGGTCAAAGCTGCCTTATAGTTCATTAAGGCTTGAGAGTTCCTGACCAAACCTTTTGGTTTGGTACTTACTTTTGGCTTAGCAGCCACTTTGTTTTTCAAAAGAGGCTTTGGCTTAGCATTTAATTTTTTATTTTTTACGGGCATCGTATTAATATATTTAAATTTCAAGGAGCTGCTCCCAAAGACAGCTAAATTACATTATCAACTTCTAACATATCATTCAACCACGTCTCATTAATACAAAATATGGTTTTAAGGTCTGTTATAGCTAACATGTGTAACTGGAGTGAATCTTCTGTATCCAGCAAATCTAGTCCATATCTATCATTGAAGAATTGGCTAGTTCGGTGGTCTACTGTGTGATGTAAAGAACAATGAATTGAGTAAGGGTTTCTTTCGACATACTTCTGAGCCAGTTCTGGATCAAACTTATGACCGTGCTTCGCTAATATTTGAAACACCATCTGTACGTAAGTCCGCAAAACTGGAATAGCAGAGAAATCAGCCATCATCCCGGCTATTTTACCATATACCTGATCGGGATTCAAATCCTTTAAGGACCAGCCCACCTTGGCCAGTGCTCTTCCAATCTTCGGCCCCAAAATGTAACTTTCGGGGCGGTAATAAATTTCTTTGCCTTGGGAATTGGTAACACTTACAGGTGCTACAGGCCAGAATACTTTGGAACAGAATTCCGCCTTAGACCAGTCACTAGTTACCCTCAGAGTTATAACAAAACCAAATTTTAAATATTCATTTTTTATTAGTTCTTCTAAATTTT